GTCGCCCTGATCCAGGGCGGCACCGAGGCCAACAAAGTCCTGCGGACCATGGTCGAGTGGGTGACCAAGCTGGTCAACGCCTACACCGACCTGCCGAGTTGGGCCCAGACCTCGGCCGTGGCGATCCTCGGGATCGCCGGCGCGCTGGCCGTCGCCGCGGCCAGCTTCCTCCTGGTCCTGCCGCGCATCGCGGCCTTCCAGACGTCCCTCGCCACTCTGGCGACGACGATGCCGAGGCTCGCCACCGCAGCGAGCGGCACCATGTCCATCCTCGGCGGGCCGTTCGGCGCGATCCTCGGGATCGCCACCGCCGCCCTCACCGTGTTCGGACTCGTCAACTCCGGCGCGAAGCAGAAGGTGGAGGGGTTGACCGACGCCGTCAAGGCCGACGGCGCGGCCATCGGCGCCAACACCAAGGCCTGGCTGGCGCACGAGCTGGAGACCCGCGGCGTGCTGAAAGCCGCCGAGGCTCTCGGCGTGAGCACCTCGGATCTGACGGACGCGGTCCTCGGCAACGGCGAAGCGGTGCAGCGCGTCAACGGCGCCCTGCAGTCATACCGCGACCAGGCCGCCGAGGTGGCGGCCGCCGGATCCGACGCCGGCGCCGCCCAGGACGAATGGTCGAAGAGCCTCGTCAAGGTCGACGACGTCCTGCAGGGCCTGAGCCCCGAGATCGGCAAGTCGGTGGACGCCGCGAAGCGCGAGGCCGAGGCCGCCGGGGCCGCCGCCGACGGCACGAAGCGTCTCGGCACCGAGGCCGCCACGACGGCCGACGAGCTGGGGGACACCCGCACCGAGGCCGAGAAGCTGACCGACACCCTGAACACGCTGAACGGCGCGAACATCAGCGCGGCGGAAGCAGCCATGGGCATGCAGTCCTCCCTGGCCGGCCTGCGTAAGGAGGTCGGCGACTCGGGGACGAGCCTGGACATCACCACGGAGAAGGGCCGCGCCGTGAAGGGTGCGTTCCTGGACGCGGCGAAGGCGGCGGAGGCGCACGCCGAGGCCGTCCAGAAGCAGACCGGCTCCACGGAGCAGGCCAACATCGTGCTGGGGCAGGACATCCAGGCCCTCAAGGACACGATGAAGGCTGCGGGGTTCACGCAGCAGCAGATCGAGACGCTGACCTCCGCCTATGCCAACGTCCCGAAGACGGCGGCGACCACGGTCACCGACCCGGGCGCGCTGCAGACCATCGCCGACCTCCAGGACATCAAGAAGAAGGTCGAGGACGTCCCGCCGGGCAAGTCGATCACGGTGAAGGCGCCGTCGGCCGACGCTCTCCGCGACCTGGAGATCATCGGCTACACCGTCGAGCACCTCAAGGACGGCAAGGTCAAGATCACCGTCCCGACCTCCGACGCGTTCGACGGGACGACCCGGATCCAGTCGTACATCAACGGCATCACCGGCAAGACCGTGCACGTCAACATCGACGGCTCCGTCAACATCCCCGGCTCGGTGGGCTGGAGGATGTCGGCGCAGGCCGACGGCGGGATCGTCGGCCTCGCGGACGGCGCCATCACGGCCGCCGCGTCCGGCTTCTCGACCCGCCAGGCGGGCGTCTCCAACCGGGCGATCCTGTGGGCGGAGGCCGGCCCGGAGGCGTACATCCCCCTCGACCCGGCGAAACGCGCCCGCTCCACCGCCCTCCTCGGGCAGGTCGCCGCGGACTTCGGGTACCAGCTGGTGCCCGCGGCCCGGGACCTGATCCCCGTCGGGCAGCTTGCGAGCGCCCCGGCCGCTCCGGCGGCACCGGCCGGCCGAGGCCCGACCAGCGTCACGCTGTACGGCGCGAGCCAGAGCTTCTCTGAGCAACTCGCCGACGTCGTAAGGCATTTGGAGTTCCCCATCTGAGAGGAGGCCGACCGTGGCCGGATACACGCCGGGGCAGGTGCTCGGCGGACGGACCGTCACTCTCGGCGCCGTCACGCTGGGCGCCGTGGACAGTGCCGGCGTGGCGTGGACGCTGAACCGCGACGGCCTGCAGGGATGGGACAGCCCGGAGGTGCGGACCCAGTACTCGGACCGGCAGGCCGACCACGGAGCGTGGGCCGGTCCGACGTACCTGGCCGCCCGCGTTGTTACCCTCGCCGGGACGATCACCGCCCCGGACCTCGCTGCCCTGGATACTGCCGTCGAACAGCTCCTCGCGGCCGCGTCCCTGACGGACACCGTGCTGAGCGTCGCCGAGACGGTGCCCAAGCAGGCGACGGTGCGGCGTTCGGGGCGGGTCCTGGTGCGGTTGGAGACGGACCGGATCGCGGCGTACAGCGTCATGCTGACGGCCGCCGACCCACGCCGGTACAGCACCACCGAGCAGGCCGTCTCCACCGGGCTGCCGGTGTCCTCGGGAGGCGTCACGCTGCCCATCACTCTGCCGCTGACCATCACGGCCGGCAGCAGCTCAGGCACGATCACCCTGACCAACAGCGGCACGATCGCCACCCGGCCGCGGTTCATCGTCAGCGGGCCCGTGCCCGGCTTCGCGATCCTCGTGCAGTACCAGGACAGCACCGTTCGCCAGCTCGCCTACACAGACACTCTCGGCCTGGGCGACAGCCTGACCATCGATACGGACGCCCGCACCGTGCTCCTCAACGGCACCGTGTCCAGGCGCCGTTACCTCTCCGGCCCGTGGCCGGACATCCCGCCCGGCCAGACGATCACGGTCCAGTGGACCTCTGCCGGATCCGACCCCACCGCGCTCCTCTACGGCGCGGCCCGATCCGCATGGATGTGAGGACCCACCGTGCCCACTGACCCTCTCTGGCTGCCGACGCTGCCGTACGACGAGACCGAATTCCGCAAGATGGACCTGGCGCTCGTCATGGCCGACGGCACGGCTCTCGGCGCGCGACCGGGCATCCGCGCCGGCGACCCGGGCCTCGCCGTCACCCTGGCCGGCACCACTGTGAACGTGTCCGCGGGCACGGCGGTGCTGTACCGGTCCGGGCAGGGCCTCTACCGGGCCCAGATGCCCGCCAGCAGCCCGGGCACACTCGCCGCCGCCAACGCCTCGTTCTCGCGCATCGACCTGGTGTATCTGCGGGTGTGGGACACCGCGGTCGACGCCTCCGGCCTGCGCAAAGCAGACACGGTCTACCTGGCGGGGACCGCCTCGGCGACGCCGGTGGCGCCCACCCCGGGCGCCAGCGAGATCTACATTTCCCTCGCCACCATCACCGTGCCCAGCACCGGCGGCGGCGGCACCGGCGCGGCCACCGTCTCCAGCGCGGTCCGGCAGATCACCGTCGCCCCCGGCGGCATCCTGCCCGTCTCCAGCAGCACCGACCTCGCCATCAGCGGCACCTACGTCGGCCAGGCCCGGTACAACACCGTCCGCAGCATGCCCGAGTACTGGAACGGCACCGCCTGGGCCGCCCAGGGCGACTGGTCGTCCTTCACGCCCACGTGGACGGCGGCGACCACCAATCCGGCCCTCGGCAACGGGACATTGGCCTCCCGCTGGACCCGCGTGGGCCGCCAGATCACCTGGATCGGCCTGATGGGCGCCGGGTCAACCACCAATGGGGGTAACGGCGTCTGGTCGATGTCCCTGCCGACCCAGGCCGCCGCCAACGGCGTCATCGCGGTGGGCAGTGCGAATTATTTCAACCAGGGCGACAACGACTACGTCGGCGTCTGCCAGATCAGCAGCAACGCCACCACCGCGACGTTCTCCGTCAAGACCGGCGCTGCCGCCCAGACCTTCACCAATGTCTCCAACTCCACGCCGGTCGCGGCCGGCTCCACGTCGAACCTTCGTTGGAGCATCGTTTACGAGGCTGGCGCTTGATGGCCCCGGTCGAACTCGCCTGGCTCGCCTGCGACCTGCGCACCGGGGCCGTCGCCGAGGAACTGCCCACCCTGCGCCCCAGCCAGGCCCTGTCACGGCGCCTCGGCGCGGTCACCGCGTTCACCGGCGACCTGCACCTCGCCCGCGCGCCGCGCGAGTGGGAGGCGGCGACCGACCCCGGCCGGACCATGCTCGTGGGCGTCGACACCACCACCGGCGACCCGGTCTGGTCCGGCCTCGTCCTCAACCGCGCCGGCGGGTCCGGTGCCCAGGTGCAACTCGCGGCGGCGACGCCCGAGGTGTGGCTCGACCGCCGCTACACCGGCACCTACAGCGCCACGGCCACCGACCAGGCGACCATCATGGCCAACATCGCCGGCCCTGCACTCGCCTCCGGCCCCCCGATCGTCATGGCGGCCACCCCCACCGGCGTCCTCGACGACTACAGCATCGACGACGCCGCCGACCGGACCATCCTGTCTGTGCTGGAGGAGATCAGCGACCAGCAGGGCGCCCCCGAGTGGACGATCGACACCCGGTGGGCCGACGCCTCGCACACCCGCATCGAGCTGGTCCTGCGGATCCAGGCCACCATCGGCGTGCAGAGCACCACGCCCGACGCGGTGTTCGACCTTCCCGGCGCCGTCGCCGAGTACACGCTCACCGAGTCGTACGAACGCGGCCGCGGCGCCACCTCGGTAACCGCGCGGGGGGACCGGGCAGACGGCGTCCGCGCCACCAGCACCCCCCACACCGACACGGCCCTGCTGGCCGCGGGCTGGGGCCTGTGGGAATACCGCTGGACACCCGCCCAGGGCATCACCTCCACCGACCAGCTGGAGTCCCACGCCGCCGAAGCCCTCGCCCTCATGGGCACGGGCAGCCGGGCCTGGTCCCTCAACGCGGTCGCCTCGCGCGCACCCCGCGTCGGCAGCGCCTGGGGCCTGGGCGACAGCGTGCGCCTGGCCGTCGCCACCTCCCCCCGGCACCCCGCCGGCGTCAACGTCGTCGCCCGCGCCTACGCCTGGACCCTCGACCCGGCCGCCGACCGAATCTCCCCGATCCTCCTGGAGGACGCATGACCACCCGCAACAACCAGCTGCCCAAAGACGCGTCCTGGCTGGCCCGCAAGGTGCTCGAGGTCATCGACGACATCACCCACCTGCGCGCGCACACCCCGGACATGGCCGCCGCGGACGCCCTGCTCGCACCGGCGGACACCGACATCACCCGGTGGCCGCAGACCACGGCCAGCGTCTTCACCACCGTCGCCCGCTGCTACAACGTCGCCTGGAAGCCGCGGCTTCGGCTTCTCGTGGCGACGACCACCTCGGGCGGCAGCACCGGCACCGTCCGCGTTTCCATCAACGGCACCGTCTGGGCCACCGGCAGCGCGGGGGCGGCACTCGACATCACCGCGGCCCTGCCCGCGGGCGTCAGCATCGGCGCCCAGTACCAGATCACCGTGGAGGCCGTGCGCACGTCCGGCGCCGGCTCCGTCTATGCCCAGGTCCAGCTGATCCGCGCCACCGACTGAGGAGCAACACGTGCACAAGGTCACCACCCTGCGTGCCGACAACCCGCAGGAACTCGCCGACCGGATGGCTCCTATCGCCGTCGACGAGTACCGCGCCGGCCGCGCCGGCCAGCTGTCCGCACCCACGTCCGGGCAGACCCAGATCCCCGCCGAACTCTGGCTGCTGGCGGTCGCCCGCGTCAGCCCGGAACCCGGCGAATGGACCATCTACGCCCTCACCAGCGACGAGGACATCCCCGGCTGGCCCTACAACACCGGCTACTACAACGGCGGCCTGCGGACGCCCCCGCAGTTCGCGCAGGCCCTCGCCGCAGCCGGCTACCAGGTCGCCCTCCGCCACTACAGCGGATTCACGGTGACCTGCACCGACCAGGACGTCCCGCTCACCTGATCCCCGGCCCGTCCGGGCCCATCACACCTGGAGGCCTGATGGCCTGGTACCCCGGCGCCGAGCGCACGGAGCTCCAACCCGAATCCGACGGCCAGCCGGCCATCGTCCCCACCCAGCTCATCCTGCACAGCATCGCCGCCCCGTGGACGCCGCGCCGGATCTACGAGTACTGGCGCGACTCCACCAACCTGGAGTCGCACTTCGGCCTCGGGTTCGACGGCAGCCTCGGCCAGTACATCGGGACGCAGACCCGCGCGGACGCGAACATGCACGCCAACCTCCGGCCGGACGGCACCGGCGCGGTATCGGTCGAGTCGGCGTCCAACCTCCAGCACACCGACCCCTGGACGGACGCGCAGGTCGAGGCGCTGATCCGGCTCGGCGTCTGGATGCACCAGCAGCACGGGATCCCGCTGCGGATCTGCCGCACCTGGGACGACCCCGGCTACGGCGTGCACCGGATGTTCCCGCAGTGGTCGGACGGCGGCACCGCCTGCCCCGGCGACGCGCGGGTCCGGCAGTTCCACGAGCTGGTGTTCCCGGGCATCGTCGCCCGCGCAACCGGGACCGCAGCTCCCGCTCCTACCCCCGCGCCGACCCCGGCGCCCGTCCAGGAGGACGACATGACCCCCGAGGAACTCCTCACCCACCGCGTGCCGCTCGCCACCCTGCCCGGAGGCTATGTGCCCTCCGTGGAGGAGCTCCTGAACGGCGCGAAGGCCGCGGACAGCCTGATCGAGGGGCTGCGCGCCGACCTGCCGGCCCTGCTCCTCAACGCGCCGATGCCGCAGGGCGCGGCCCTGTCCAACGGCTACGTGCCCACCGTCTGGGAGGCCATCAACGGCGCCCAGACCGCAGGCTCCCAGATCGCCGCGCTCACCGCGCAGATGACCGCACAGGGCGTCGCGAACGCGGCTGCCCTCACCGCGCTGTCCACCCTCGTCGCCCAGGTCCACGGCCTGGACGTCGCCGCGGTCGGGGCAACCGTGGAGGCCGCCGTCACGCGGGCCCTCGCCACGGGCACCGTCTCCGTCGACGTCCAGGTCCATAACACCACCACCCCGAAGGGCTGACCACCATGTCCCGCTACCTGATTGACCTCGGCGAGCGCGTCGGCGCGACCGCCGCAGAGGCAGGCCTCGCCGTCGTCATCACCGAGGTCGGCAGCCTGCCCGCGTGGTGGGTGCCGCTGCTCATCCCGATCCTGGCCGCCGCGAAGAGCCTGTGCGCGGGCTTCGTCGGCCGCAAGGACACCGCCGCGCTGCTGCCCGCGGGCACCGACCCGGCCAGTCGCCCGTGAGCGGGCCGGAGACCGACCGGCCAGCGGTCTCCCTGGCCCTCGAACTGGCCGAGATCCGGAGGAGTGTGGACGTCGGATTCGCCCGTACGGACGGACAGCTCGCGCTCGTCCTCCAGCGCGTCGACCAGAGCGACGGTCAGGTCGCCGAGCTCAAGGACGAGGTGGCCAGCCTCCGGGGCGAGGTCGAGGAGCTCAAGCGGCGCCGCTTCCCCATCCCCATCGTCGGCGCCCTCACCGGCCTCGCCGCCCTGGCCGTCGCCCTCATCCCCCTGCTCACCCGCTGACCCACCACGCCCCCGCTCGGCTACGGCCGGGCGGGGGCGCTTCGTCGTGCCCGGGCCCCGTCAGTACTTCGGGCAGATGTGCGTGTGCACGACGTCGAGGATCCGCGCCGCAGTGGCGAGCCCGAAACCCTCTGGGTGGTTCGGGCTAATGAACCGCTTATTGGCGAGGTCGAGCAGCTTCTCTCGGTCCGTGGGCCAGGCGGCGATCGAGGTGCACTCGTCGCGGCCCCGGTTGACGGCTTTGTCGTCCTTGCCGTTGACGATCTCCGGGTTGATGGCGATGAGCGCCGCGATGTACTTCGCAGTGGTCGCGGCGTCCGGCTTCGGTGGGAGGCTGCCTGCGGACTCGACTGCAGGGCTGCTCGCGGGCGAGGCCGCAGGTGTCGGAGCGGCAGGCACCGAACTGGTCGCCGGGGCTGCGGGCGCGGCGCTGCTGGCGGCCGGCACCGGAGCGGCCGCAGGCTTCGCCGGCGTGCTGCTGGCACACCCGGTCACGCCGAGCGCGATCGCTGCGGCGAGGATGATCGTGGTGGTTGTACGGATGCGCATGGTCCCCCCTGGGACGTGATGGTCAGGTGGGGACCGTACCGGCGTGGTGGTGGCGAGATGCCGAAGTTGCAGAGCCGTGACCGTACGGGCGATCGCCGGCAACGCCCCCGACCTGGAGCCGGGGCGCGTCGCGTCCGCGGTCAGCGAGCAGCGGCCACGGCGTCGGTGTACAGCTCGGTCGTGAGGTCGCTCTCCTCGATGCCGAGGCCGCCGAGGACGGCGCGCACCGCGGCCAGTGCCGGCTCGACGTCGTCCTCGGCGGCCTGGGTCTCCAGCTCGATGAACGTCTCGCCGAGCTCGGGCACCCGCACCAGCGTCGCCAGCATGGAGCGGCCCTCGGCGTGAAGCGTGTAGTTGCGGCATCGCTTCTCGAAGCGGATGACGGGGACGTAGCCGAGACCCCGCACGATCTCGTGAGCAGCCTCGGCATCCTCGACTCGAGTCTCGGCCTCGGGCTTCGAGCCGGAGGCGTCGTCGACCCGGGCGCCCTTGTACGTCAGCACGGTGCGGGTGTCGTCGGCGGCGTGGACGGTGCGGATCCGCAGCTCGCGGTCGCCGTCCCCAAGGGCACCGGCAGAGGTGTCGTAGTAGGTGTCCTGGTAGACCTCCGGACGGCCAGGGCCGTAGGCGTCTTCCAGGCGGCTCATCACGGCCTCGGGGTCCCGTACGACCGCCTTGAGCTCTGCCTCGATCATGTGCCACTCCTCAGATGACGCGCTGTCCGTCCTCGACCATCGCATCAAACAGCCTGCGGAAGCCCCGGTACAAGGGGCCCGCCGGGGTCGCTAGGACCTTGTACGTGGCGGACTCGTGGCCCTCCCAGTCGGCATCGAACGCCGAGACGTACAGGGTGCCGTCGAGCCTGATGATTCGCCACACCGGCAGTGTCCGGTACCGGTACGCCTCGACGTGGCCGAGGATGGCCAGCTCGCGCAGCCGCGCTTCGGCGAGGTGAATGCCGCCGGCGAGCGACTCGGGAGACTCGCCGATCTCTGCGGCCCGTCGGGCAAGGGCAGGCGAGTCCGGGTCGAGCAGCAGAACGCGCACCGTCGGCGGGTCGTCGCCGTCCCGGTCGAGGTGAGGCCGGAGCAGGGAGTCCCGCAGAGCGAGCAGGCCCAGGCCCCGCACGGCGAGCACATCGATCTCGCGGGCTGCCCGGGCGGCGCGCTGGATCTCGGTGGCGGCGACGCTCTGCTCCGAGTAGACCCGGACCACCTCTGGGAACGCGGCGAGGTCGAATGCCGCACCGCCGGGGCGGTTCTCACGTTGGGGTGCCAGGCCGAGCAGACGGCGGGCGTCGTCCGGCATGCTCAGGCCCTCGGCGATCCGCTCGTACACATCGAGCCGCGAGACCTCTCGTCGCCCGTGGATGATCTCGTTGACGCGGCTCTGGGTCATCCCCGTGGCGACGCCGATCCGGGCCTGGCTGGCGCCGCTGTGGTGCTGCACCGCCCGGAACAGCGCACCGACGTCCCGGGCCTTGAGAGCCCGACGGACCTCGGAGTTCTGCCAGGTGAGGTCAGGCAGGCTGATGGGCATGACGGCCGTTCCCATGGTGGTCCTCACGTCGCCTGAGGGGCTATCTCAGGGTGAGATTACCGGTTGGGTATCGGATCTGACTGCCCGTTGGCCGACGCTGTGAGTGTGGACGACACACGACCGCAGGGAGTCCTGATGACCGACACTGAGATGCACGGCTACGGCGTCCGCTGGGACCCGAAGGATCGATGCTGGCGGGTCCGCAACGAAGAGACCGGCGAATGGCTGCTCGGGCCCGACGGCGAGCCCCAGGCCTGGTCGGACTTCACCACCGCGGACATCGCCCACCGGCAGTTTCAGCCGCCCGCGCCGCGGACGTGGTGACCGAGTCAGGCGAGCAGACGACGGGGTACTGCCAGGCCTGCGGACAGTACGGGCAGGGCCGTTTCGTCGAGGTCATCAACAGCCACTCCGACGCGATAGACCGGTGTCAGGGGTGCCGCAAGTTCGCAGTGGGCCCTCCCGTTCCGCGGCGCCTCCCGCCGATCGACTCACCAGGCCTCTCGGGCCAGCAGCGGGCCAGCAGGACCTGATTTCGGGTGGCTCCCGGATGCGACGAAGCCCCCACCCGCCGATGCTCCGGCTGGTGGGGGCTTCGCAGTAGGAGGTGGGCCGCCAGGGGCTCGAACCCTGAACCTACGGATTAAAAGTCTCAATCTCGCTCTGACAGCCTGTGATACTCAGTGCCAGTACATGTCTTGCAGTGCAGTTCAGAGGCCTAACAGCATGATATTCCGTGCGCTGCGGATAGCTCTCATGATGCCCTGTTACAGGGCGTTCGGGCCAGCGGCGGGCCAGCAGAAAAGGCCCCGCCACCTGGGGTGACGAGACCTCGATCCGCATGCTCAGTCTACTCCGTGACCACTTCCGGGTCGACGTACTTCGGCTGCCGACGAGCCCGCGGCACCATGCCGGCCGCGCGCTCCGCGACCTCCTTGTCCACCTCGGGCAGCAACGTGGTGTACGTGTCCGAGGCCAAGGTGATCGTGCTGTGCCGCAACGTCTCCTTGATGGTGTGGAGGTCTCCGCCGCCGGCGTGGATGACCGTCGCGGCCTGGTGTCGTAGGTCCCGCAGGTTGATGGGCGGCAGGCCGGCCGCCTTCGAGATCCGGCGGAACGCGTCGCTCACCATCTCCGGGTGCAGCCACGTCCCGTCCTCCTGCGTGAAGACCTTCCCGGTGTCCGTCCAGGACGGCGCCTTCGTCGGGTCGCCGCCCTGGGCCAGGAACTCGGCCCGCGAGGCGAGTTGGGCGTCGCGCTCGGCCAGCTGCCGGACGCGGTGCTCACGCAGGACGGCAACGGTGACGCTGTCGAGCCCGATGGTCGCCGCGCTGCCGTCCGTCTTCGGCGCAGTCTCGATCGGGGTCCAGCCGTCCTGAACGATCTCCGTGGCGACGGTGAGCTCGGCCTGGTCGAGGTCGACGTTCAGCCAGTCCTGGCCGACGCCTTCGCCACGGCGCAGGCCGCGGAACGCGATCAGGTGGAAGAACGCGTAGAGGCGGTCGTCCTCGGCGGCGTCAAGGAACTCGCCGAGCTGGGGCAGGGTCCACACCATGACCGCGGACGGCTTCTCGCCGGTCCGCCGCCACCGCTCGACGTGCTGGGCGGTCCACAGCATCGCCTTGGGGCGCCGGCCGGAGTCCATCTCCAGGTGCTCGGCCGGGTTGAAGGTGATGAGCTGGCGGGCGATGGCGGAGTTGAGCGCGGCCCGGATGGTGGAGCGGATCCGCTGGCGGGTGGCCGGCCCAGTGATACGCCGGAACGGCTTCATCTCGGCGAGCACGGCGCGTTCGGCCGCGATCCGCTGCTTCGTCTCGGCGCTGGGTACTCCGGGCTTGCCGACGCGGGTGCGGGCGACCTGCTCGCGGCGGGCCTGGTTCTCCGCGGCGATGACCTCGTTGGCGTCGGCGATGGCGTCGAACATCTCGACGAGGTGGCCGACGTTGAGGCGGTCCAGGCGCAGATGCCCGATGCGGGGCTTGAGGTGTACGCGAGTGTGGGACTCGTAGCCGTTGGTGGTCGTCTTGCGGGTCTTCTTGGAGGCGAGCCAGGTGTCGAGCCAGTCCCCGACGGTCATCTTGCCTTCGAGGGGGATGCCGACTCCGAGGCGGCGTTGGACCTCGATGATGTCGGGGATCGGGGAGCGGTTCTTGGCGACGTCGACGAGCAGGGCGGCGACTCGTTGTTCGGCGTCGTCGTCGCCCTTGGCGAGGTCGAGAATCGCGCGGACCTTGTCGAGTTCGGCCTGGGCCTTGGCGACGGTGTCGAAGCCGGTGCGGCGGAAGGTACGCCGCTTGCCGTCGCGGTCGGCGGGGAGTTCTTGGCGGAACGCCGGCGCTCCGTGATTCTTCCTAGCCAAGGTGGGACAGGCCGAGCCGAGGAGCTTACCGTCCTCGCCCCGGCATTCGCACCGCTTGTAGACCCCGCCACCGCGCCTCATAGGGAAACCTCCAATTTTCTCAATCTCTTGGAATGCCGGGGACGAAATTCATACGCGGCAGATCCGGCCTCTCGGCAACCATTTCGATGTCGATGGCACCACCGGGAGGATCAGCATCCGGAAAGGGGATCAGCGGCAGATATGACGCCTCGGGATCATCCGAGTGATCTGTAGCTAGGAACTCGATCCACCACCTGACTTGCTCCTCCCCTTGGTCAAGCAACCTCTGCTCTTCTCGGGCCGACTGCTCATACGCCCTCTTCAGGTCGTCTGTAGGCGCGTCGCGTGCCAGGTGCCGGAGCTGCAAAATCCTGTGTTGCTTCTTGAGAAGCTGCCGTTTTCCTTCGGCAACTTTTCGCACCATGAAGATCTCACTCCTCATGAGATCGCTCTGATTTGGACGAAGGTCACGCTTCTGCGCCGGTGCCTCACCCGAGAACCAGGCCACTGCACTCAGAGGCGCCCCATTGACGCCCGGGACAAATTCTACCTCCTCTACCAATCCAACTGGATAGAAGAGGGCGACCGGCGGAACCCCGAGAGCCGACCCAAGGACAATTACTTCCGCTAGAGATACGTTCAGCCTTCGACCGTTTTCAAAGTTTGCCAGGACAGAACGGGCAATTGGAAACCCGATCTCACTGCACTTATCGGCGAGCTGTTGGGCGCTCATGCCCTGCCGCTGGCGGTGCCTCCGCACCTCTCCGGCCACGACTCCGGCGAGGTGCGCCGACCAATCTAGATGCCGTTCCGTGTCATTTGATGTCATGGCATCACAGTCTGCCTGCTGGCTTGACAGTTGGCAACACAGCGACAGATGATCGAGACAACCGCACAACAACTGGCTGGAAGTGACACGTGACAGCACAACGCGAGCGCCCTGCCCGATCGATGAGCAGAGCCGAGCTGCTCTCTTTGCCTGCAAGCGTCGACATCGTGACAGCCGGGAGGGCCTTCGGGCTCGGCAGGACGACCGCCTACCAGCTCGCTCGTACGGGCAGCTTTCCCTGCAAGGTTCTGCGCACGGGAAAGGCCTACCGGGCCATCACCGCCGACTTGCTCCGGGTCCTCCTGATCAGCCCGGATAACGAGAACGCCGCCGCGGGTGCAACCGCGGCGGCGTCTGACGAGACACCCAGCTCCACCAGCGCTGACCAGTAGAAGGAGGCACGTCTCGTGCCAAATCGTACGACGGCGACAACGGCGTCGCCCGCCAGACCCCTGCCCACCGTCGCGTTCATGGCCCTCCGCAACGCCCCGTACGCCGTCAAACCCATCGAGGTCGCAGACGGCCTCTGGATGGTCGGCTACAACGCCACCGACCCCGACGTCGACCACAACTTCGCCGCCGGCGTCATGCGCTACCTGATCGGCGAGTTCGAGGACATCACCACCCCGGCCGACGACCTGCAGCAGATCCTCGCCCACGCCATCCGCAGCGCGAAGAACCCCCGCGCCCTCGCCGACCAGCTCATGGTCGCCATCATCGACGCCGCCGGCACCGGCCACGCCGCCGACGACTGGTCCCCCTCCGACCAGGCCAGCAACGAGATGTACCGCGCCACCAGCACGCTGATCGGCGAGACGTTCCGTCGGCACGTCGAAGCCGCCCGCGCCGCCGGTGACCCAGCTCAGGCCGCGCGCGACATGCTCGCCGGCCTCACCGCCGCCGTCGAGCTGTGCAACGCCGAGTACACCCGGCCCGAGATGGTGGACGGTGCCCGATGAGCCTCGACACCCTGCTCGCGCAGCACCCCGACGTCACCCTCGCCGAGATCGGCCCCGGTGAACTCGGCCAGCACTTCAAGGGCTTCCTCGGCCTGCTGCTCATCGAGAACGACGGCCACATGGTCATCGGTGTCCCGGAGGGCCAGGACCCGGGGGAACGCTTCCTCATCGTCGGCACGCTGCTGACCCAAGCTGGTGATGCCCGATGAGCGAACACCGCGCCCGCCTCGAAGCCTCCATGCGCGAGTTCAACCTGACCGAGATCGCCAAGCTCATCACCTCCACCGACTTGACCTGCCTCAGCCTCAACGGACCGGCCGACGCCATCTTCACCATCGGGCCAGTCCGCGTCCGCGGCCTGTTCGTCGGGTCGAACGGTGTGCACTGGGCAGACGGTGCCCTCCTCGTCGAATCCCTCGACCCGGACCCGGCTACACGCGAGGCGCTCCTCCAGGCGATCGCCACCGAGCTGCCGGACTGCCACGACCTGTGGATCGCCACGGCCAGCCGCGGCATCTGGAACGCCTTGATCTCGCCGGTCAGCGACCTGGCGATCCTGCTGGGATACCCGCCAGCGAACCAGATGCCGGCCGACAACTGGGCCCGCACCTGGGGAGACAGCCCAGAGCGAACAGACGAGCAGGAGCTCGCCTGGGTCGCCGGAGGTGGCAAGTGCACGTCCTCCTACCGGAAGGACAGCATCCTGTGAGCAGCCACGTCCCCGGCCAGTGGCCGGCCAACTGCGGCCGACCGACCACGACCGGCCCCTGGCGGGCCGAGCGCGCCCTCGGACGCGCGCCGCTCGCGCCCGCCGCCACGGTCGTCCCCATCGTGACGGCTGAGGTCACCATCGACCTCTCCCCGTCCGACATCTACGACCGCCATCAGCTGGACGAGGCCCTGCAGCAACAGACCCGGCACAGCTTCGAAGGTGCTGCGGTCCGCGTGATCCTCGGGCGCCAGGCGCTCAGCGACACCTCGCTCCCCCGCCGGCTCGCGGGCCACACCCTCGGGACGGTGTCCATCACGGTCGTCGGCGCGCCCGACACGCTGCCCCATCGGATCCGGATGTTCGCCGCCGAGCTGCACACCGAGTGCCGGTCCGTGTTGGCGGACCACCTTGCGATGCTCGCCGAACTGCGTTCGTAGCGGCCGCACTTCACCGCCGAGGGCGCGACCTACCCCGCGTAGAGACCGCGCCCTCGGCGGCACCCGAACCCCCTGACCAGCGCGACGGAAAGAGCCTCCGTACGTGAAGTCCAGCACCAGCGCTGAAGGAGGCACGACGTGACCGCAGACGTCGTTCTCGACCACCTCTACCGAGTCACCCGGACCATCCCCCGGGGGAGCGACTCCCAGAAGTCCGGGCGCTGCCCGGCGCACGAGGACCGCAACGCCTCGCTCTCGATCCGGCTGCTGCCGGACAAGACCCTCCTGAAGTGCCACGCCATGTGCTCGCTGGACGCCATCCTGGCGGCCGCCGACCTCACCGAGGCCGACCTGTTTAACCAGCCCCTCCCGCAGAGCGAGCGCCGCGGGTCCGACGACCAGTGGATGCCGTGCACCCGCGAGGGGCATCACCGAGTCGCCGAGTATCTCTACACCGATGAGCACGGCACGGTGGAGTACGGCGTCTGCCGCTGCGACCGCAAGTGCTTCCGACAGTGGCGAGTCGATCCAACCACCAAGTCGGGCCGCCGCTGGAAGCTGACCGACGAGTCGGGACAACTGCTCGTCCAGCCGCGGCCCTATCGGCTGCCGGCCATCCTGGTCGCCATCGCCGCCGAGGCCGTCATCTGGATCTGCGAGGGTGAGAAGGACGTCGAGGCCTTGGTCGCGCGCGGCTTCGAGGCGACCTGCAACAGCGGGGGTGCCGGCAAGTGGAGTCCGGAACACGCCCGGCACCTTCGAGGCGCAGACGTCACGATCGTCGCCGACCGCGACCCGGCCGGCCGCAAGCACGCCGAGCTGGTCGTCGAGACCCTGCGCGGCCTGGCCCACTCCGTCTACGTGGTCCAGGCCCGGCACGGCAAGGACGCCTTCGACCACTTCGCCGGAGGCGGCACGTCCGCCGACTTCCTGCCGGTCTGGGCTCCGATCCCGTACCCGGGCGACCCCTCGGGAGCCGCCTCGTGAGCGCCGAAGCGCAGTGGGCGCAGGACGTGAAGGCCCGGACGTGGGACAGCGGAGTGTATCCCGAAGATGCAGAGGGCTGGGACGAGCCGGTTCCGCTGGCTCCTCCTCCCCCGCTGCCGCTGGATCCGGCACGCCTGCGTGGCATCGGCGTGATGGCCGAGGCCGTCGCCAGGAGCCTGCAAGTCCCGGTCGACCTGCCGGCATGGCTCGGGATGGCCGTCGCTTCCACGGCGATCGGCGGCCGCCGGACCGTCACCCCCAAGGACGACTGGGTGGAGCCCGTCACGCTGTACACGATGCCGGTGGCCGCCCCCGGCGAGATGAAGTCACCAGCCCTGTCACTGATGGCCAAGCCTGTTTTCGACGAGCAGAAGCGCCGGCGGGACGAGGACAAGCACAGCGTCGCCCGCGACCAGCAGGACCGACGCATCGCCGAAGCATGCATCTCGGATGCCGAGTCCAAGGTGATCAAGGCCTCCGACGCCGAGAAGCGGAAGTCAGCTCGAACGAACCTCGACATGGCCCGTGACGAGCTCGAAGCCCTCGGCGCGCCGAAGGTGTTCACCCAGCTGATCGCCGACGACACGACGCCGGAGGCCGCTGTGGACGTGATCGCCGAACAGGGCGAGCGCCTAGCCGTCCTCTCGACGGAGTCCTCCTTCCTGGGGAACGTAGGAGGCCGGTACAGCAAGTCCGCCAACCCCGAGATCGTGCTGAAGGCCTGGAACCACGAGCCTCACTCCGTGAACCGGAAGACGGGCAAGACGCTCATCCTGGAGCGCCCGAACCTCTCCCTCGGCCTGGCCGTCCAACCCGGGTTCCTCACGGGCATGGGCGAGACCGGCGACGTGTTCGAAGCTCGCGGGCTGATGGCCCGGTTCATCTTCTCCATGCCCACCAGCCGTGTCGGCGAGCGGGTGTACGACACCGCAGCAATCCCGGCCGACGTCCGGAACGCCTACACGGATGCGGTGCTGCGGATGATGACGGTCATCTGGGATGACGAGGAGAACCGGGAGATGCAGCTCGACGAGAAGGCCAAGGAGTCCTTCAAGTCGTTCTGGGAGGAGCTGGAGCCCCGGCACAAGGCGCACGGCGATCTGGCCTCGGTCGAGGGGTGGGCGAAGAAGCTGCCCGGCCAGGTGCTGCGCATCGCGGCGGTCCTCACCTTGTTCGAGGCACCGGACTGTCTGACCGTGAGCGGCGAGATCATGGACGACGCCATCAGCCTGGTGCCTTACATGATTGACCATGCCCGCCGAGTCGCTGATCTCATGTCAGCCGAGCGGCAGTCGAAGCTGGGACCCGCGCGGGCCGTTCTGGACTGGCTCCGCCGCACGGAAACGCGAGGTCGATTCGCCGCCGGCGATGTGGAGAAGGGCGTCCGAGGCCAGCAGTGGTGCACCTCCGTCGAGGACGTGGACTCGGCGATCGCACTCCTACTGAGGTCGGACTGGCTTCGGTGCATCGATCCGCCGGAGCGCGAGCCGGGTACGCGTGGCCGGCCGCCCAAGCCGCGCTTCGTGGCGCACCCGGCCGTGTTCATCCCTCCTCCGCGCTGATTTTCTCCATTAATTCCATGCCGCAGGGGTCTCGCGACTTATCTCCAGGAGTCCCCGTAAGTCCATTTTTTAACTAAATATAACTCTCTGCTACTGAGCAGGTAACTCAGAGTCGATGACCCGACGACCTGTGCCAGCCTCCCCGCTTCGTGGGCCATGGAGAAAAGGGAGAAAAGCCAGTACCCGTCGCCAACCCCCCGCCGACTCGACCGCGAAGGAGAAGATCATGACCGTCCAGACAGCGGGAGACCTGCTCCACGACGTCCTCATGGCGTCACCCCCTTATGACCGCCGGAGGCACGCCGACGATGCCGCCCGTACGGCGCTTCTCGCTCTCGTCGACGCACTCGCCTACGAGGACGACAGTCCCCATCGGATCGAGTACCTGCACTCCCTGATCGGAATGCACGGAGCTGGTCCGGACCTCGTCGCCGAGGCGATCGTTACGGCAGCGGGATGGCTGCAACTGGCACGGATCGGGCGCGAGCCGTGAAGCGCCCGCTGCGGACCCGTGCACGGTCCTGCACTGGCAAGCGGGCCCATGAGACCGAGGGTTCAGCCACTGAGCACCTGGGTCGACTGATGCGGCAGGGCGGGGTCCGGCTCAACGCCTACCGCTGCAAGTTCTGCCAGTTGTGGCACGTCGGCCACCTTCCCAAGCCCCGTACCTGAGAGGCCAGCATGCTCACCATCCCCTCAGACCTCGCCACCTGGCGTCCCAACGACGTCACCGCGTGGCTCTCCAACATCTGCGAGGACCGCCGGGTCACCGATCAGGAGTTCGCGGCGGCGCAGGCTGCCGTGCACACGGCCCTGCTCAGCCCGACCGGGCCCACTCCGGTCGGTGCGGTCGTCGTCGAGCTGGCCCCGTTCCGCCAACGGACCGGTCGCACCGCCTGACCCGTCCGCCGCCCGGCCACACCACGCCGACGGCACCGCCCAACCCGCCAGCCCAGCCCGGAGGTACCCAGTGAACTGCCTCACCTGCGAAGAGCCGACCCAGTACGGCGCCTACCTGTGCCAGCCCTGCACCAGCAAGACGGACGACTACCTGCGGGGGCTGCCGGCGCTGTACGAAGCGCTCGGCGCGTATCTGCGGCCCTCGTCGCAGGTGTCAGTGTCGGTCGGCAGTAGCAGTCCGGCGCCGGACGCGCCGATGCCGGTGTCCGAGCCCGCCTTGGACCTGCGAGGCCCGGGCGGGATGGTGCAGGTCATGGAGGACTGGCGACAGGCGTGGTGCGAGGACGCCGGGATCCGGTGGCCGGGCGCCTTCGGGGACTACCAGGGCCGGCTGCTGCGGGTGGTCCGGGCGCTGCGCGGGCAGTTGCCGGCCATCGCCAGCTCCTGGCCGGAGGCCGGCAGCTTCGCGGCGGAGGTCCGGCAGCTGCACGGGGCGGCCAGTTCGATCATCGCGCCGCGCGAGCGGACGGTGCGGGCTGGCACCTGCTCGGCGAAGCTGGACGACGGGTCGGTGTGCGGCGCGGTGCTCCGGGCGACGCCGGCCGTGCCGGAGATCCGGTGTGCGTGGTGCAAGACCGCCTACCCGCCCAGCACCTGGCTGGACCTGGCAGACAGTCAGGCTGCGGCATGAATCGCGTGTTGGACTTGCCAGACGTAAGCACTGGTGCTTACAGTTGTGACGTGGCCAACGCATCCGGTACCTACAGGGATGTGAATACCTGGAGAGAACGCCATGACCGCGCCGTTCAGGACCAAGAGGCCGCACGTCAGGCCTACCGCAAAGCCAGCATCGAACGGGCGCTCGCCCTACGAGACGGAGAAGCCGAACTCGGCTCACAAGCTGCCGTAGCTCGCGCACTCGGAGTCACTCGCCCAATCGTCAACCGGGCAATCCGAGCCCTCCACAAAGCCGAGGAAACCCCCGGCTAAGCACAACGCAAGCAGCCCTGCTCTGGTGTTAGAGCACCAGAGCAGGGCCTGACCGAACCCCTTGCCTCAACAAGGAGCCCAGCTGTGCGCCATCTTGCCATGCCCACGAACACCCCGGCCCTCGGCCCGGACCAGCAGTTCGAGGTGATCTACCGCGACCACTCCCGGCAGATCACCACCCACATCGCGGCGAACCTCTACCGCACCGACCGCCACCTCGCCGAGGACCTCACCGCCGAGACGTTCATCCGCCTCTGGCGCAGCCTCACCGCCGGCATTCAGGTTGAGCACCCCCGCGCGCTGCTCAACACCATCGCCGGCCGGGCCATCGCCGACCACTTCCGCCGCGCCAGCAGCCGCGAGGCCGTCACCGACTTCACCGTCGGCAACCACACCGAGGTCGCCAGCGGCGCCGCGTACGTCCCGCACCTCTCCCTGCTGCTGGCCGAGGTCGAGCAGGCCGAGCAGCACCTCACCGAGGCCTGCGACGCCTACAAGGCCCTCACCCAGCGGTATGCCTCCGCCTGCGGCCTCCTCGCGCTGGCAACGCCCGAGCAGCACGCCCGAGCGGTCATCCGCCGCGACCGCGCCGTCCTGCTCCGCGAGGCCGCGCTCGACGAGTTCGCTGCTGCCGCGCTCGCCGCCGCCCGGGCCCGAGCCGCCTGGAACGCGGGCGCCGATACGGCCACCGCTGGCCGCGCCGAGCTGAAGGCAGCGGCCTGATGGCCGCCCGGCGCCTGCCCGACTACGCGGCCGACGGCCCCCTGCACTTGCTCATGCTGCACATGAACCTGGACGTCGACGACCCGCAGGACGTCCTCCTCGCTGCGGTCTACCAGTTGGCCGCCAGGCTGGAGCGGCGCATCGCGCCGTGGGACGCCGAGGGCCTCGACCTGCTCGGCGCGCACGCCTCGTACCGGCTGACGGCCGGCTCGTGCAGCGTCCACCTGGCCGCCCGCGTCGCCCCGTACAACGAGCTGCAGAGCAGCGTCCGGTGAGGGCCGACCGCACCGTGACGGTGCAGACCTGGGACCAGGGGCCCGTGACCACCCCCGAGCCGGAATGGTGCACCGGCGAGCACGAGGACGGCCTGCACCTGGTCGACCTCGTCCACGACGGACCCGACATCAGCCTGACCGTCGACACCGAGGCCGGCCCGGTCGAGCTCCTGCACCTGCTGCTCACGCAGTACCCGTACGCCACCCGGCCCGAGGCCCGGGCGCTGTACATGGCGGTCAACCTCGAAGGCGGCTACCGCCCCTTCCGGGACGACATCGCGCTGTACCGGCTCGCCGACCAGCTCGTCGAGAACGCCGTGCAGCTGCGCGCCATCGCCCGCCAGCTCGCCGAACTCCGCATTGCCGAGGATGACTCGGCCAACAGCCAGTGACCGGCCCGAAGTGCCCGTGTGGCTGCGGCAACCCGCCCGGCCAGCACACCCCGCCCCGCCCGTAGCTCACCCGGCGGAAGTGCCAGCGCCCCGTGCGCCGTGGTCACCGCCCCCATCACCGCCCGGGGCCGAGGTGCAGACACACCCTCGGCCCCGGGCCACCAACACACTTCAAGGGGATACCCATGTCCGACCGCGCCGACTTCACCACCGGCCTTCGCCAGCTCGCCGACTGGCTCGACGCCAACCCCCAGGTCAGGCAGCCCGGCTCCGAGCGTCTCCTGATCTCGCTGTCCACCAACCCGGCCGTCGAGGAGTTCGCGGCCCAGCACGGCCTGCAGACCACGGCCGACGACGAGGGCAACCTCTCCGCCGACCTCACCTTCGGGCCGATCACCTACCACGCCTACGGCTACGTCGACTTCGACGCGCACTGCGCCCGCAACGACGAGCGCCGCGCACGCAGCTGGGCCGCCGAGCAGGGCCTGACCCTCACCCCGCAGACCTCCTGACCCCTCCGCCCGGGCCGGAGGACCCCGGCCCGGGCCACCAACCCCCGGAGCACACACCCATGAGCCTGCTCATGCGCAACGTCACGCGCACCCGCACTGTCCCCTTCGCCCCGTACCCCGGCGCCCCCGTCGAGCACTTCGACGAGGAGTACATCGTCACCGTCCCCCGCGACTGGGACCGAGCCGTCCTCGTCGGCGTCGCGGTCGGAACCGGCCTCCTCCTCACCCTCGCCGTCAGCTGGTCCACCGCCAGCATCGGCGCCCTGCTCGCGCTCAGCGGAGTGATGGCCGTCATCGCGTACGGCGTCGCCGCCGTCTTCGACGCCGCATGGATCATCTGCATGGCCCTGGAGTGGCTCGCCCGCTACGACCCCCGCAAGGCCGTCCTGCCGCGCCGCGCAGGCTACGCAGCCCTCGGCATCTCCATGGCCTCCATCGCCACCGAGGCCGTCATCATCACGGGCGGGTGGAAGGGAATCGCCGTCGGGCTCATCGGCTCCGCCGTCTCCCTCATCGCCAAGGGGATCTGGACGCTCGCCATCCGGCACACGGCCAAGCCGCTGAGCCCGATCGAGCAGCAGTATGTGGCCCGGCGACAGGCCGCCGCCGGCGCCGAGCTCGCCATGGCCGGCATCGAGCGTCAGCTGGAGCGCTCCCGCTCGCACCTCACCGCCTACCGCGAGGCCTACGCCCGGCCCGCCGTCGTGGAGGCGCCCAAGGACATCGACCGGGCAGCCGACCACGCCCGCAGTCTGCTGCCCGGCGCCACTGATGACGAGATCACCGCCCAGCTCACCGACGCCGGGCTGGTCATGTGGCCGGTCATTCCGCCGGTCACATCGCACCTGCGGGATGACCACCGATCTGACCACTCGGATGACCACAGTCCCGACCGCACCCCGGCCACCGTCTCGGTCGGATTCCAGCGCCGCGAGCCGGTCACCCCGCCGGTCACCCCACCCCCCGGCCAGATGACCGGCGCCGAACTCCTGGCTGCCGCACGGCGCCTTGACCGCGAGGCCCGCAAAGGGAAGCCGTCCATCCCGGTCACCATTCAGACCCTCCAGGACGAGCTCGGCCTCTCCCGCCGCGACGCCCGGGACCTGCGCCGCAACATCGTCGGCGAGGAGTAGGCCGTGCTCGCCCTGCTGCTCTTCGCGCTCCCCGCCGCCATGGTCGCCGCCGGCGCCGGCCTCCTGCCGCGCCGCCCCCTCCTCGCACTCCTCCAGGCGACCCTCTGCCTCTGGGCCGCCACCCTTCTCATCATCATCACCTGGAGCTGACCGTCATGAGCGTCCTGTCCAAGCTCATCGGCACCACCGTCAAGACCACCACCGGCAGCCGGACCCCGCGAGAGCGCGCCCGCCGCGCCGCCGAGATCCGCCGCATCGACAAGGGCACCGCCAACTGGCTCCGCGCCGGCGGCTGGAACCCCCGGAAGGACCGCTGACCATGGCCCTCAACCTCGATCAGCTCCGACCCAGCTACAACCTCTCCGCCCTCGGGGCCAGCATCGCCCCCGCCATCTGGTGGGGCCACACCCTCACCGCGTCGACCACCTCGGGCCCCCTCGCCCCCCTCGGCCTCACCCTCGCCGCCCTGCTCGCCACCGGCGCCGCCGACCTCAAGGTCGGCCTGTGGCCCACCCGGGCCCTGCTCCTCACCCCCATCACCGCCCTGCTCGTCAGCACGCCCGCCCTGCACGCCGTCCTCAACGTCACCACCGGAGCCGCCCTGTGAGCACCACCACCGTCACCCTCGGCGGCGCGGCCGTCGGCCTCGTGCTCCACATCCGCGAGTTCGGCCCCGGCCTCTGGGCCATCGCCATGAAGAAGGCCGGCAAGGGAGGCCCGCCCAAGGGTGACGGCGCCGATGCCGACACCAAGAGCCGGTTCGACATCAGGGCCCACACGCCCTACCTGCTGGGCGACGGCATCGGCATGCTCGCCATCGCCGTCCCCGGAGGATTCATCGGCACCGTCGCCGGCCGGATCCTCGGCATCAGCAACAGCCTCGGCGACAGGGTGCTCTCGGCCGGGGCCGGCAGCCCCACCGTCGCCGCCACCCGGGCCGCTGCCCACACGATGGACAGCTACGGCAGCCTGGTCGTCCTGCTCCTGGTCGCCACCGTCTTCGTGCTGCGCAAGTCGATGTCGAAGCCGCAGCGCAAGCAGCTGATCACCGGGATCTGGTCCGGCTCCACGATCGGCCTGTCCGCCGGCGCGGCCGGCCTCACCGCCGCCGTCCTCATCCCCGTCGCCCAGCAGCTCGGCCACGCCATCGGCGGCCAGCTGTGAGCACCGTCCAGGGCAGAGCCGCCACCCGCCTGTACAGCGGCTCTGCCCTGGTCGCCCAGCGGATCGGCGCCTGGTTCGCCCCCGAGGAGCGGCCCGTCGCCGCGACCATCCGGTGCGGAGGCGCCCTGTGGGCAGGTGCGCACTTCGGGCCCGGGCTCCTCGACCACGGGCCGCTGCTGGCCGCGGCCAGCGTGTGCTGGTGCTGGGCAGCGTGGCGGGCCAAACCGATCGAGGACAAGTCGGAGCAGGACGGCGAGGCCGAGAGCCCGCAGCACACCGTCGAGGAGATCCGCACCGGCGTCCACCAGCTCCTCCACGCGGCCGTCGCCGGCCGCAACGGCGTCCACCTCTCCGAGCTGCTCGACACCCTCCAGCAGGCCGGGCTCCTCGGCGCCGAGGTCACCCTCCCTGAGCTGCGCCGCGCACTGGACCGCTGGGGCATCCCCACCCGCGACTCCCTCAAGGTCGCCGGCCTCAACCGCGCCGGCGTCCACCGCGACGACCTCCCGCCCCTTCCCGAACCCCTCCCCCAACCGGTCCTGGCCGACGCCGGGTAGAGGTAGTTCCCGCAGGTCAGACCAGAACTACCCGCCCAACTACCCGACCGACTACGCGCCCCGACTACCTCACGACTACCGTGCCCGTCCCGGGATCGCCCGGGACGGGCACGCCGCTGTCCACAGCCCCATCCACAGCTGTGGATCACGTCGGCAGCCGGTGGCATCATCGGGTGCATGCGCATCGTTGACACCGCCGCCGCCGAACTGGCCACCGGGGTCCGGGCCGGGACCCTGCGCCAGTGGCTGCGCCGCCGGCGCCTCACCGCGCACGGCCACGACTACTACGGGCGGGCCCTGGTCGACCTGGACGAGATCGCCGCGCTCAAGGCCCGCGCGAAGTAGGCGCTTGCCAAGATCCGCGAGCCTTGTAACACTGAACGCGGTAGCGCATGCCCAGAGGCAGGCGACCACAGACCACCGAAAGCCCCGCAGCCAGCACCTGGCGCGGGGCCTTCGTCGTGAGGCATCGTCACAACTCGGACAAGGCACCATCGCTCTGGCGGCCGCACAGTCAGAGTTCGCCCATGGGATTCATCAACAACGTCAAGGGCAGCATGGCCGGCGGCGCGGCCAAGACCGCGTACGACCGCGGCGACCAGGTCTTCGTCTTCAAGGCCATCGAGGCCAACTCCAAGAGCACCAGCACCGGATCCATGCACGGCATGGCCGAGCAGATCCAGGCCATCGAGGCCGAAGGCTGGGCTCTCACCAACATGACAGCCGGCGAGGGCAAGACCGCGATGGGTGGCGAGCGCATCGCCCTGATCTGCCTCTTCCGCCGCCGCTGACAGGACACCACCACGGCCCGGCCCCGCAACGCGAGGTCGGGCCGCCCCGCGTCTGACCGTTACTCGCTGGCCGCCTTCTCGGCAGCCACCGGTACGGCAGCCGGCGTCGCTTCGCGAGTCAGGCCGATCGCCCCAGCGATCAGCGTCGCGCCCAGGACGATGAAGAACCAGGCCTGGTTGGCCCGGCCGACCAACGCCTCCGCACAGCCTGCCTTCTCCCTACCGAGCATGCTCGTCGGATCCGGCGCCCACCCGCTGCCGCAGTCGTCGCCGACCTTCCACAAGCCGTACGCCAGACCCGCCACAACCAGGAAGCCACCCGCGACCGCCAGCGCTCGCACCACACGTTGAAGCACCACACACCCCCACCAGATCGACAGCAATCGCGCCAGCGTAGAGGTGAGGTGATCCAGTGGCCAGACGTCGCGCACTCACCGTCTGCTCCACCCCCGGCTGCCCCGAGTACACCGAGGCCGGCCGCTGCGCCGACCACCGCGCCCAAGCCGACGCACGCCGAGGTACCGCCCGCCAACGCGGCTACGGCGGCCAACACGAGAAGCGGTTCCGGCCCGCCGTCCTCGCCCGCGACCCCCAGTGCGTGCTGTGCAAGAGCAGGCCGAGCCAGCACGCCGACCACTACCCGTTGTCTCGGCGCGAACTGGTCGCCGCCGGGCAGGACCCGGACGACCCGCAGTTCGGCCGAGGCCTCTGCGGCCCCTGCCACTCCACCGAGACCGCACACCACCAACCCGGAGGGTGGAACACGTGACGGCCTACCTCGACCAGCTCGCCCGCCAACGTGACGAAGCCCAGCAGCTCCTCCACGACGCCGAGACCGAGCTCGCCGAACTTCGCCCCCTCCGCCGCCAGCTCTACGACGCCGAGACCGCCCAAGACGGCGCGTACCGCGAGCGTGCCCAGCTCGTGGCCTGGCTCGCCACCATCTACCCCGCCGTCATCACCCCCGACCCCAACGTCGATCCCAACAGCTGGCAGATCCTCTACCTCACCGCTGGCGGCCACCAGCTGTCCTGGCACATCTCCGCCAACGACGTCGAGCTGTTCAACCACGTCGAACACGTCGGACCGGACGACCCGCGCGCCCAGTGGGACGGCCACACCACCGCGCAGAAGTACGAGGTAATCCGTGCCCTGGCCTCCACCCTCGCCCCTACCAGAGCGCCCCGCCAGGACGCCGCCTGCCGCGACAGCCACCCGGCCTACGACGCTGCCACTCGACTCCGAGTGTCCAACGGGCAATGCACCCGCTGCGGCCTCCTCATCCAAGACGACCGGGGCCAGTGGCGCGCCATCGCCGTGACCGCATGAAGCCCTGGCCCCGTCGGAAACCGACCGCCCTGGCGCCGCGCGCCAACCCGACCCGCATCGCCGTCCTCGAACACGACCTCCTCGGTGTGCAGCCCGAGCCCGGCAGCCCGGCCGCTCTCGCCCTCGCGCTCCGCCGCACCAGCGACTGCATCACCCACCAGCCCGTAGACATCACCACCCTCAGCGACCGACGCCCGGTCGGGCTGTGCCAGTCCTGCGGCCGGCACATGGTCCACGACACCAACGGAGAGTGGAGGATCGCGTGACCAGCCAGGTCCTGCTGACCATCGCCCGCGAACACATCGAGCGGCACCGCCTCGTCCTGCTGCTGTGGATCGAGGCCAACGGCATCGACTCGAAGCTCGTGCCGATCGACCAGCCGATCACCGTCGAGCAGGTCGGCGACCGCACCGTCATCTGCTACCGCGAGTACCAGCTCTCCACCGAGGGCAACAGGATGATCGACCCGGACAACCGCAACCAGGCGCTGACCCTGCGTCGGGCCACCGACCAACGCGTCCCGCTCGCCAGTATTGCCATCGAGCAGCTGCTCGCCGACGTCGCCACTGCTGCCCACGCGCACGCGCGCCCACTGCACCTGGTGTTCGAGCCGGCCGTCACCGAAGGGACGGAGTCGTGAGCACCCACTCCGTGCAGGTGTACAGGCTGCCCGAGGGCGGCCTGATGGTCGCCGAGGAGCACACCTGGACGGCTGAGGAGTGCGCGCAGGCGCTCTGTGCCCTGGCCGGCAGGCACCCGGCGGCCGGCCACGTCTGGTGGTCGACCACGGAGGGTGACCAGACCCCTGGGGGGTGACCCCCAACTCGGTGGGCACCAGGACCGCCGGGGAGGGACCTCGCTGTGTGTACGGGTCTGGAGTTCCAGAATCGAGCGTCGAGTGACGCTGTGTGACCCCAGCCCGGCCGCAACGGCCGGGCGCTGACGTGCCGCAACGGCACCCCCGGAGGTGATCACATGGGAGGCATGGGCCCGGCGCCGAAGCCGACGTCCGAGCGGCGCCGACGCAACGTCACGGCCGCCACGACCAGGCTGCCCGCCGGCGGCCGTACCGGCGACGCACCGCGCTGGCCACTGCTGGCCGACATCGTCATGGTCGAGCAGCGCGACTCCGCGCGGCGCCTGGCCGACGAGCTTGAACTCCAGCTCCTGGAGCCCGACCTGACCGGCCGCGCCCGTTCGTCCGCACAGAAGAAGCACGACGCCGCGAACAGCTCGGCCAACATCCTCGACCGCCAGCTCGAAGCGCAGGCCGAGGTCGAGGCCGAACTGTGGACCGAGCTGTGGGCCACCCCGCAGGCCGCTGCCTGGGAGCGCCTCGGCTGGACCCGCGAGGTCGCCCAGTACGTCCGCTGGAAGGTGAAGGCGGAGGGCGGCGACCTGGACGCCTCGAAGGAGGCCCGCCAGCTCGCCGACCGGCTCGGTCTCAACCCGCTGGCGATGCTGCGGCTGCGCTGGGAAGTTGCCGAGGACGAGGTCGGCGAACAGCGCCAGCAGCGAACGGCCGCACGACGGCCGGCGAGTGCCCAGCGCCGGCTGAAGGTGGTTGACCCCGGTGTGGCGGGGGCCTGAGTACCCGGGCGAGTTCCCCAGCCTGGGCTGGCAGGTCGGGGAATGGATCGAGGAGCACTGCGTCATCCCGGACGGCGACCGCCTGGGCCACCCGTACCTCCTCACGGACGAAATGTGGACGTTCCTGGCCTGGCACTACCGGCTGAAGCCGGATGCCACGGAGGACGGTTGGGCGTCTGCCTGGGAGTTCCGACGTAGCCAGCTGGTGCGCCCGCAGAAGTGGGGCAAAGGGCCGCTCACGGCCGCGATGATCTGCGCCGAGGCGGTCGGCCCGGTGCGGTTCGCTGGCTGGGACGCGGCCGGGGAGCCACTCGGCCGGGAGTGGGCAACGCCCTGGATCCAGGTCACCGCGACCAGCGAGGACCAGACGGACAACGTCTACCGCGCGCTCCGCCCGATGATCGACGAAGGGCCGCTGGCCGACTGGATCCCGGACACCGGGGAGACCCGGATCAACGTTCCGGGCGGCGGCCTCATCGAGCCCGTCACCAGCTCGAAGAACGCCCGCCTCGGCCAGCGCATCACCTTCGCCGTCCAGGACGAGACGCACTGCTGGACGGAGTCGAACGGCGGCTGGTCGATCGCCGCGACCCAGCGTCGCAACCTGTCGGGCACCGGCGGCCGGGCGGTCGAGACCACCAACGCCTGGGACCCGTCGGAGCAGTCCGTTGCTCAGCGCACCCAGGAGAGTCCGGTCAAGGACGTCCATCGCGACCACCGGATGCCGCCGCCAGCCTCGCTGAAGAACAAGGCCGAGAGGCGCCGGTCCCTGCGGATCGCGTACGGCGACTCGGCGAAGCGCCCGGGCGGCTGGGTCGACCTGGACCGCATCGACGGCGAGCTGCAGGAGATCGCCGAGACCGACCCGGCCCAGGCGGAACGCTTCTACCTGAACCGGATCGTGGCCGGCACCGGCGCGTGGCTGGACCGGGACCGCTGGGACCAGCGCGCCGACAAGGCCCGCGTACTGCCCACCCGGCCGAGGATCGTCCTCGGTTTCGACGGCTCCGACCTGGACGACTGGAGTGCCTTCCGGGCCGAGACCCTGGACGGCTTCCAGTTCACGCCGACGTACGGGCCCGACGCCCGGCCGACGGTGTGGAACCCGGCCGAGTGGGGCGGCCAGGTGCCGCGCCTTGAGGTCGACGCAGCACTCGACGAGCTGATGCGCGTCTACGACGTCGTCCGGCTGTACGCCGACCCGCCGTACTGGGAGAGCGAGTTGGATGCCTGGGTCGACAAGTACGGCGACAAGCGGGTCATCCGATGGGCAACCTACCGGGCGACGCAGATGCACGCGGCGGCCGAGCGGCTCGTCACCGACGTCTGCAAGAAGGACACGACGTGGCGGCACGACGGCTGCCCGCTGACGGCGGCGCACGTCGCCAACGCCCGCAAGGCGGCGCGGCCCGGCAACCGGTACGTGCTCCGCAAGGCCTCCGTCGCCCAGAAGATCGACCTCGCCGTCACCAGCATCCTCGCCCACGAGGCCGCCGGCGACGCCATCGCCGCAGGCGAGGCCAACGGCCAGAAGTTCTACGTCTACACCGGATAGGGGGTGGCCCATGGCAACCGAAGCGGACGCCCGCAGGCTCGTGGACATCCTCGCGTCCGAGCTGGGCACGCGCGCGGGGCTCGTGACCAGGAACTCGAACTACTACCGCGGCAAGCACCCGCTGCGGTTCGCGAGCAAGGAGTTCCGCGAGTACTTCGCCGAGCAGTACGCCGGCTTCTCGGACAACTGGGTCCAGCCGGTCAGCGACTCCCCGGTGGAACGCCTCACCGTAGTCGGTATCCAGGCGGCTGGGCAGATGGAGGCCGACTCGGAGCTGTGGCAGGTCTGGCAGCGCAACGGCCTCGACGCCGACAGTCAGCTCGGGTTCCTCGGCGCGGTCACCTCCGCGCGCTGCCACGTACTGGTGTGGGGCGACCCGAAGAACCCGGACCTGCCGGTCGTCACCTTCGAGGACGCCTCGTCGTCGATCGTGGCGTACGAGCCCGGGTCGCGGCGCCGGCGCCGGGCGGCGCTGAAGATGTGGCAGGACGGGATGTGCGAGTACGCCACCCTCTACCTGCCGACCGAAGTCTGGAAGTTCGAGCGCCCGCTGGGGCCCGGGCCGAAGAAGTCCCCGCAGATGGCGGAGGCCGACAAGGCCCTGGACGCCTGGGAGCCCCGGGAAACCGAGGACGAACCGAACCCGCAGCCGAACCCGATCGGCGTCGTGCCGATGGTGGAGCTGCCGAACCGCCCGCTCCTGGCGGAGGACCCGATCTCGGACGTGTCCGGCGTGATCGCCATGCAGGACGCGATCAACCTGCTGTGGGCCCAGCTGTTCACCGCCGCCGACTTCGCATCCCTGGCCCAGCGCATCGTGATCGGCGCCGAGGTGCCCAAGATGCCGATCCTCGACGCGAACGGTCAGAAGGTCGGCGAGAGGCCGATCGACCTGAAGAAGTTCGCCAAGGACCGCGTTCTGTGGCTGGAGAACCCCAACGCCAAGGTCGACTCCTGGCCGGCGGCGAACCTCACGGCCTACACCGAGGTCATCACCGTCGCCGTCGGCCACATCGCCGCGCAGACCCGCACCCCGCAGCACTACCTCATCGGCAAGATGGCCAACCTGTCCGGTGACGCCCTGCTCGCCGCCGAAACCGGCCTCGTCATGAAGGCCAAGGAGAAACAGCTCTGGTTCGGGCAGGCCCTGCGTGAGGTCTTCCAGCTGATCGCCCTCGCCCAGGGCGAGCGTGCCAAGGCCGATGCGGTGGCCGGCGGCATGGTGCTGTGGGCGGACGCGGAGACCCGCAGCATCGCCGCCCTCACCGACTCCCTGCTGAAGCTCAAGCAGGTCGGATTCCCCTTCGAGTTCCTCGCCCGGCGCTTCGGCCTCACCCCGACCGAGGTGTCCGACCTCATGGCGATGCGCGAGCGCGAGGCGGCGGCCGACCCGGTCTCCGCCCTGCTGGCCGGCAAGCCCGGCCTCGCCCCGCCGCCTGCTCCGGTCCCGGCGGGGTAAGCGGTGGACGCGGAGACCCTCGCGGCCGAGCACTACAGGCGCCAGGCCCGAATCGCCCTGGCTACCTCGCGGGCCGCTGCCCGCGAGTGGCAGCAGATGCCCACCGCCGACCTGTCCGCAGCCTGGGCGACGGGCACCGGGCCGCGGCTGTTCGCGATCGTGTCCGCCGGCCAGCTCGCCTCGGCGGAGGGCGCCACCGAGTACGTCGACCTCGCGGCCACCGCGCAGGGCGCCGCCCGAAATCCACCCTCCTTGGCCGTGGACGCGCAGGCCTTCAGCGGCATCGCCGCAGACGGCCGCAGCCTGGGATCCCTCCTCTACCAGCCGGTGATCCACACCAAGACGGCGATCGCCGGCGGCGCCACCACCGACCGGGCCATGCAACAGGGCCTTGCCCAGCTGCTGACGATCGTCTCCTCGGAGGTCCCGGACGCCGGCCGGGCGGCGGTCGGCACGGCCATCACGGCGGACCGCCGCTGCACCGGCTACGTCCGCGTGCTCAACCCGCCGTCCTGCTCGCGGTGCGTCGTCCTGGCCGGCAAGGAGTTCGCCTGGAACCAGGGCTTCCAGCGGCACCCGCGGTGCGACTGCGCACACCTGCCGACAACCCGCTACCGGCGGGGCAACCCGGCGATGGACCCGAGCGACTACTTCCACAGCCTGACCCGCGCCGAGCAGGACAAGACGTTCACCGTCGCCGGCGCCCGCGCGATCCGCGACGGCGCCGACATCACGGCCGTCGTCAACGCCCGCCGGGGCATCTCCACCGTCGGCTCCTACGTGCGCGACGACGTCACCCACCGCGGGCGCATCACCCAGACCAGCCTGCTCGGCCAACGGGTGACCACCACGACCGAGAGCACGACGAAGCGCGGCCTCGCCGCCCAACGCCTGCGCAACCTCGACCGCGACAAGGCCAAGGGACGTGGGGCCCGCCAGATCCGCCGCCTCACCCCCGAAGCGATCTACCAGCTCGCCTCCGACCGCACCGAGGCGATCCGACTCCTTCATCGCTTCGGCTACCTCTACTGACCCCGCCGACCGCAACGGCCGGCCCCAACTCCTGCAACAGGAGCGACATGCAGCCCGACGAAGCCCTGCCCACCCATCCCCTCACCGGCCTCGTCGCCGTCGGCTGGCGCAAGGCCCGCCCGCACTACGGCGAGAGCAGCCCTCAGCCAATCTGGCCGATCGCTGGCGGTGCCCCCGAGGACGACGAGACCGACGACGAGGCCGACGACGAGGCCGGGGAAGGCGCCTCGGGTGAGGACGAAGACGACTCGGGCGGCCAGGGCGACGATCAGCTCCGCCCAGCCGGCACCAAGGCCCTGGAGGCGGAGAAGACCCGACGCAAGGCCGAGGCCGAGCGTCGCCGCACCGCCGAGGCCCGTATCGCCGAGCTGGAACAGCAGCTTGCCGCAGGAGCCCAGAGCGACGACGGCCCCACCCCGGAACAGATCCGGCGCGAGGCGACCAGCGCCGCGACTGCCAAGGCCAACGAACGGATCATCCGCTCCGAGGTCCGCGCCGCCGCGGCCGGCAAGCTCAGCGACCCGCGCGACGCCCTCCAGTTCATCGACCTGACCCGATTCGAGGTCGACGAGGACGGCCAGGTCGACGAGGAGGAGGTCGCCGAGGCGATCGACGACCTGATCAAGAACAAGCCCTACCTGGCCGCCGCAACGGCGAAGCCACGGTTCGAGGGCACCGGCGACGGTGGCGCCCGCAAGGGGTCCGCCGGCACCAAGCAGTACACCGAAGCGGACATCAAGAAGATGACGCCCGAGCAGATCGACGAGGCTCACCGCAAGGGTCAGCTGCGCGACTACATGGGCACCTGACCCCGAGAGGACCCCCTGTGGCCATCACCCGATTCAAGCCGGAGATCTGGAGCGCCAAGCTCCTGATCGCCCTGCGCAAGGAACTCGTCTACGCCGGGCCCGGCATGCTCAACCGCGACTACGAGGGCGACATCAAGAACGCGGGCGACACCGTCCGCATCACCAGCATCTCCGACCCGACCGTTGGCACCTACGTGCCCAACAGCACGGTCATCGTCCCGGAGGAGCTCACCGACGCACAGCGCACCCTGGTCATCGACCAGGCCAAGTACTGGGCGTTCAAGGTCGACGACGTCGACAAGCGCCAGGCCGCCGGCGACGTCATGACGGAGGCCATGTCCCGCGCCGCGTACAAGGTCGCCGACCAGATCGACCAGTACCTCGCCGGGTTCTACACCGGCATCCAGAGCGCCAACGTCCTCGGCTCCACCGGTTCCCCGGTCGACACGCACACCACCGTCACCGACGCCTACGACAAGGTCCTCGTCCCCCTGCGGACCAAGCTCAAGCGGGCCAACGTCCCCACCGCCGGCCGGTGGGTCGTCGTCTCCCCGGAGTTCACCGCGTCCCTGCTCCTCGACCCGCGCTTCATCAAGGCCAACGAGGCCGGCGACGGCGGCCAGGGCCTGCGCAACGGCTACGTAGGCCGGGCCGCCGGCTTCGACATCGTCGAGTCGAACAACACCCCCAACCCGTCCGGCGACACCCAGGTCATCACCGCCGGCATCAGCCAGGCCATCAGCTTCGCCGAGCAGATCGCCGAGACCGAGGCCTACCGCCCCGAGGCCGGCTTCTCCGACGCCGTCAAGGGCCTGGCCGTCTACGGCGGCAAGCTCCTGCGCCCGGACATGCTCGCCTGCGCCTTCATCGACCCGGCCTGATCGGAGACCCCAGACCATGGCACGCACCGCAGTCGCCTACTCCAACTTCCTGCCCAACGCCGCCGTCACCGACGCGTCGCTCACGGCCGTCACCCTCAACCCGGGCACCAGCAACGGGCACGTCATCTCCAAGGCAGCGCCCGAACTCACCATCCTGCGCGTCGCCGTCGGTGCGACCGGCGGCAACATCACCGTCAAGGCCGGCGCCTACCCGCCTGCACTCGCCGCCGGCCAAGGTGACCTGGTCACCACCGTCGGCGCGAACAGCATCAGCTGGATCGGCCCGCTCGAGTCGGGCCGCTTCCTGCAGAACGACGGAAGCCTGCTCATCGACGTCGCCGCCGCAGTCGTCCCTGGCACCATCACCGCCCTCAAGGTCCCGAGGAACACCTGATGCCCGACACCATCCACGTGCGGGGCGAGGGCGGCATGGTCATCGCCATGGACCTTCCGCTCCCCGAGCCGATCGAGCAGCGGCTCGTCAAGGGCCAGATCCAGCGCGTCAACCGGGACGGCACCCCCTACGCCGGCAAGGCCGACCCCGAGGTCCCGGCCCCGCCCGACCGGGCGCCGGCCAAGGCCGCACCCAAGGCGGAGTGGGTCGGCTGGGCCGTCGCCAACGGCGCCGACCCGGAGGCCGCCGAGGCCCTCAGCAAGAACGACCTGATCGAGCAGTACGGCGCCGCAGCAGAGTAGGAGGCCCCGATGAGCCTGCCCCCTCTGGCCACCACCGCCGACGCGACCGCGTACGGCTACACCCTGCCCCCGGCGGACGCCGACGCGCTCCTCAACCGCGCGTCGGTCCGCATCCGCCGGGCGGCCGGACAGCCCATCACGCCGAGCGTCGTCACCGTGCAGCTCGACGTCGAGGACGACGCGGTCGTGCTGCCGGCCCCGCCAGTCGTCACCGTCCAGCAGGTCCAGGCCGTCGCCCCGGACGGCACCCTCACCACCCTCACGGCCTGGGTGTGGGACACCGACCGGCTCCGGGTTCCGGCCTGCTCGGCTACCCGCATCCAGGCGACCTACCAGCGCGGCTGGCAGGTCGTCCCCGACGGCATCGTCGAACTCGCCTGCCAGGTGGCCAACCGGCTCTCGCTGACCCCGGCCGGCATGGACATCGGCGTGCGCTCGCGCACCATCGACGACTACAGCGAGACCTTCGCCGTCGAGCAGATGGACGTCGCCGGCGACCTGCTGCCCGGCGAGGAGACCGCGCTGAAGCGCGAGCTCGGCGCTCCCCCGGCCGCCTGGGTGGTGGGGACCTCGTGATCGACCTCGGTCCCCTCCTTACGCGCGGCCGGGCGGCGCACGAGCAGCTCATGCTCGACAGCATCCGCCTGCTGAGGCCCGCAGCAGCCACCTACGACCCGGCGACCGGAGCCACCGTCCAGCCGGACCCCCGGGTCCTGTACGCCGGCCCGGCCCGGGTGAAGCCCTCTGTCGCGGTCTCCGAGGGCGCCGACGTCGGGCAGCGACTCGTCGTGCAGCGCCGCTACGAAGTCGCCCTGCCCTGGGCAGCGGCGCCGATCGCGGTCGACCGGGTGCTGCCCGGCGACCAGGTCGAGGTGACCGCCTCACCGGACCCGCGGCTCGTCGGCATGCTGCTGTGGGTCACCTCGGTCGGGGAGTCGGCGACCGCCACCGCGTGGCGCCTCAGCGCGGAGGACCGGTCGTGAGCGCCGACATCTCCGGCCTGGAGGCGTTCGTCGCCGACCTGGCCCGGGTCGGCCTGGAGCTGGAGCGGCGCACTCAGCAGGTCGTCGCGAAGGGCGCCCTGAACATCAAGCGGGACTGGCAGGCGAACGCCCGGGCAACGGCCGGGCGCCATGCCCGCCTCTACCCGGCAAGCATCGGCTACGACCTCACGGTCACACCGGCCGGCGCGAGCGCGGTCATCGGCCCGGACAAGGACCGCCCCCAGGGGGCGCTCGGCAACCTGCTGGAGTTCGGCACGTCCCGCCAGGGCGGCCACCTCGACGGCGCCCGGGCGCTGGCCGCCGAGGAGCCGCGCTTCATCGCCGCGATCGAGGCCCTGGGAGGTGAACTCCTGTGACCAGCCCGGCCGTCCTGCCGCACGTCGCCGCTCTGGAAGCCGCCATCGAGGCTGTGCCGCTGGCGGTGTACCTCGGCGGGGCGCCGGCAGCCACTTCGCTGCCCGCCTCCTACGTCGTCCTCTACCCGGCCGGCGGCGCCGCCGCGCCCGCGTCTCTCGCGGACGACCGGACGACGCTGGAGGCGCTCGTGCAGATCACGTGCGTGTCCACGCTGCCCGACGGTGCGCTCGGCACTGCCGACCGGGTCCGCGCCGCCCTGGCCGGCCCGCTCACGGTGGCGGGCCGCGCGACGTGGCGGCCGGAGGAGCTCGGCGGCCCGCCCCTACAGAGGGATGACGACGTCACCCCGCCGCTCTACTACGTGCCGGTCCAGTACCGGCTGCGATCCATCCCCGCCTGATCGGAGACCCTGATGCCCCTGCTCACTCCACAGGTCGTGAGCCTGGCCGGCACGACCCCCACCTACGGCGCCGCCGTCGCGTCCACCACGGTGGCTTGCGACGAGCGCACGTTTCTCCACGTCAAGAACACCGCCGGGTCCTCAATGACGGTCACCCTGACCGCCACGGGTGCCATCCGCGGGCAGAAGGCCGCCGACGTGGTGATCACCGTGCCCGCGACGACCGGCGACAAGATGATCGGGCCGCTGCCCGCCGAACTGTTCGCCGGGGCCGTGGACGGCACCTGCGCCGTCACCTACTCCTCCACGACCTCCGTCACCGTCGCAGCCCTGCGGATCTGACCCTGCCCATCCCCGCCCCCGCGCCACCGGCCGGGGGCTTCGACATGCCCAGGAGGGCACATGTCTGACGTCATCGGCGACGGCAAGATCCGGGTGGCCTGGGTTGCTGCCATCGCCAACATCAACGCGCCGACCGCCGCCGAGATCGCCGCGGGCATCGACGCGACGACCCGCATCACCCCCGACGGTCTGAAGACCGACCCCACCACGGCCGCCGTCGACACCGGCAGCCTCGCCTCCACGTACGACACGGAGGAGAACGGGCGGACCAAGTTCGCCAACGAGCTGACGCTCAAGAGGGGCGACACCGGGCCCGAGGACCTGCTGTACGGCACCCTCGTCAAGGGCGCCCGCGGCTACCTTGTCGTGCGCCGCGCCCTCCCGTACGCGACCGCCTGGGCGGCCGGCCAGCAGGTCGAGGTCTACCCGACGGTGTGCGGCGAGCGCATGAACAAGGCCACCGCGCCCAACGAGGTCATGAAGTTCACCGCCCCGATGCGGGTCTACAGCCCGCCGGCCACCGCCGCCGTGGTCGCCTGATGACCGCCAAGCAGCCGCCTGTACCGGGCATCGAGGACCTCATCGCGGCCGCCACCCTGCGGGAGACCACCGTCCCGCTGTGCCTGGCCGGCCACCTGGTCGCCGAGTACGAGGACCTAGAGCGCCAGCTCTCCGACGCCGCCACGCTCGTCGGACAATCCCTCGCGGGCTCCCCGCGCGTGCCCATCGCGGAGCGGATCGAGGAACTGCGCGCCGAGATGGCCCAGCACCTCGTCAACTTCCGGTTCCGAGCGCTCGGGGGCACGGGGTGGTCCGACCTGCTCGCCGCCCACCCGGACCCCGGCCGGGCGTTCAAGCTGGCGACCTTCGTTCCGGCGGCGATCTCGGCGTGCGCGATCGGGCCCGAGATGACCCCTGAGCAGTACCTGCGCCTGGAGGCGCGCCTGTCGCACGGCCAGCGCGAGGCCCTGTTCGACGCCGTGTGGACCCTCAACACCGTGGCCCAGGCGGCCGTCCCTTTCTCGCTGCTCGCCTCCGCGACCGCCTCGGGCCGCACCGGCGAGAGCTAGAGGCCGCCCGCGCCTGGGGGGTGCCCCGCTCGCTCTTCCTCGGCCGGCCGCTGCCCGGCCCGGGCGAGCCCCTGTGGACCGAGGACGACCGGGCGTGGGCGCTCGCCCTCCTCCAGGTCGAGGCCGAGGCCTGCACCGGCTGCGGGCAAATCCTCGCCGACTCCACCAACCCCGACTCTGAGGGCCGGTGGACCGCCGAGGTGCTGCGGTGCCACGCCTGCACGACGGCCGCCCACCACGCCGAGAAGTTCCAGCAGGCCGGCGGCGATGGCCACGGCGCCCACGTCCGCGTCTACCGGAAGGAGGACCGTCGTGACTGACCGCACGGTGAACGTCCGCCTGGGCGTCGACAACAGCACTGCCCGGCGCTCCGTGACGCAGTCCGAGGCCGACTTCCGGCGCCTGGGGGTCGCCGCGGCGGCGGCCGGCGCCGAGCAGCAGACCGCCTTCCAGCGGGCGGCCACCGTCTCGCAGAGCGCGTTCGAGCGGACGGCGGCCGTCGCGCAGGCCACCGGCCGGGCGACCCAGGAATCCGTTCTCGCGACGTCGACCAGCCTCGGGCGGCTCGCCGTGTCCGCCGAGGAGGTTCCGACGACGTTCGCGTCCGCTGCCTCGATCTCGTCCCGGGCGATGGGTGAGCTGGCGACGTCCACGTCGGCGGCGGCAGCCTCGGTCGTCGCGTCCGAGACCCGCATGTCCGAGGCCACGGTCGCCGCGTCCACGGGCATCGAGCGGTCGCTGGCGATGCGGCTGGCGGCCGGTGAGGCCGTGATGGCCCAGCAGGGCGCGTTGGCGGCCGCGACGTCGGCGTCGTCCGCCACGCAGGCGTCCGCATTCTCCCGAGCGGCCACCGCCGTGGACCGCGCGGACACCGCGTTCAGCGGGGCCCGTACCACCGGGCTCGCCATGCTCGCGATGTTCGCCGCGGCCTCGGTCACCGCCGCCAAGTTCGAGAAGAGCATGTCCGGGGTCGCGGCGGTCGCCGACACGGACGCGGCGTCGCTGGCCCAGCTGCGTGACGCGGCGCTGGACGCCGGCCGCGCCACCTCCTACAGCGCGTCGCAGGCCGCGGATGCCGAGGGCGAGCTGGCGCGCGCGGGTGTCAGCGTCGCGGACATCCTCGGCGGCGCCCTGCGCGGCGCCCTGTCCCTGGCTGCGGCCGGGCAGCTCGGCCTGTCCGAGGCCGCCACGATCTCCGCGCAGTCCATGAACACGTTCGGCCTGCGCGGCAAGGACGTTGCGCACATCGCGGACGTCCTCGCCGCCGGCGCCAACAAGTCGGCGGCCGACGTGCACGGGCTGGGCGAGTCCCTGCGGATGGGCGGCCTGCTCGCCCACCAGACCGGCCTGTCCCTCGAGGACACCGTCGGCACGTTGTCGGCCTTCGCCGACCACGCGCTGATCGGTTCCGACGCCGGCACCAGCCTCAAGACGATGCTTCAGCGGCTCACGCCGCAGTCGGACGAGGCGCGCGGCATGATGGACAAGTTGGGCTTCAGCGCGTACGACGCGCAGGGCCAGTTCGTCGGCCTGGACAAACTCGCCGGGAACATGAAGCGGAGCTTCTCGGACCTGACGCCCGAGGCCCGCAACGCGGCGTTCGGCGTCATCTTCGGGTCCGACGCGGTCCGTGCGGCAACCATCCTGTACGAGCAGGGCTCCGAGGGCATCAGCCGCTACCGGGGCGAGGTCGACGACGCCGGCGCCGCTTCCCGCATGGCCGCCGTCCAGCTCGACAACCTGTCCGGCGACCTGGAGGCCCTCGGCGGCGCCCTGGAGGTCGCCCTGATCCAGGGCGGCACCGAGGCCAACAAAGTCCTGCGGACCATGGTCGAGTGGGTGACCAAGCTGGTCAACGCCTACACCGACCTGCCGAGTTGGGCCCAGACCTCGGCCGTGGCGATCC